CTTTTATATACAACCTCAAACCAAGCAAAGCCAAATGTTAGGGACGACAAAGCCTCAGAGATATGATCATCTAAGGTATGATCCATGTCATCAAAGATACTTTCCACAAATTCAGCTTCACGTTTAGCTGCAGGTGTATCATTGGCTGGCATAACCTTAATGTCTACGTCACGTAGTACTTGCTCTGTCGCATACATAACAGCACCAATAGTACTGTCGTTGTCACGCATCTCACGATACTTACGGATAGCACGTTTGCCACGCAGTTCAGGCAGAAACTCGTCAGCACGGATTTGACCGTTTTGTGTATTATCTCCAGCAATCCCTAGTATCTGGGTTGCTTCTGTCTCTGAAAGTTTCTTTGCCATCTTATTACATTAAACCCTTGGCACTGGAGTACGCTAATTTTAATTGTGGTTTTGCGTATCCGTTAAGTGAGAGGTCGGTTAAAGCCCAAACTAAAGCATCAAGACGGTCTGGTGAGCCTATCGACCCTAAAGGTTCCCACTGTACCATCTGATCTTCTAAATCATTCAATCCCCGCACATGCTTTACTTTACTTTGTTCGTATAGTGCAGATACAGGTTCAGCCCGTGCCATCTTCCCTCTAGAAGCGTGGACGAGCTTAACAGGAACTGTTTCATCCTCTGTGTGTAGTGTATGGCGTACCATATCACCACCTTGGTTACGTTCAGCTACAATACGATCAGCCATGTGATCTCTATATAGCTGTATAGCTTTGGATGCCCATTGTTGTGGTGTATAACGACCAGTGTGGTCTTCTAGCACATAGGCTATCCCATTTACGTCAATTCCTGCTACGACAATACCTGTCATGTCTGATTCTGCATTAGCAGTGACAGCAGGGTCGATGGAAATAACGACACGACTAAGCTGGGGAACTTCGTCTTTCTCAATCTCGCATTTAGCTAAGAGAGTTCTGTTCCATAAAGCACCCGATGCTTCGTCAAGTATTTCGGCATATAGTTCTTGGCGACCAAGACGTGTACCTTCATAGGTTTTGCGGACTGCATCAAGGAAAGTGTCAGCAAGATTAGCAGCATTATCATACGTACTGCCTGTACTGATCGTCGTCTTTTCATCGTCTAGGATTGTTCTTATTAGTTTTGTAGTCTTGGGGGTAGTAGTCACAAACACTTTCGGGTGTTTACCTAGACGTAGACCAAACATCATCATGTCCCAAGTATCTTGAGCATTACGCCAAGCACAAAGCTCATCACACCATGCGCTGTAAGCCTGTGGGCCACGAAGACGTTCAGGGTCTTCTGCTGAGAAGAATACGGCTTTACTGCCGTTCTCCCATGTTAAGCTATTGTTTGTGGGAGACCAAACAGGAAAACCAATGTGTTTACCACGATATGTCTCATCACCACTCCAACATACATTTAGAAGACCAGAGTCACCTTCAACCATAACTCTTCGGACATCACCTTTTGTAGGGGCGACACAGTGTACAATCTTGTCACCTGATCTAATCCTATGGCGAACCCACTCTGCACCTGCTCTAGTCTTACCCCAACCACGTCCTGCCAAGGCGACCCATATATTCCATGAACCTTCAGGCTCCAGTTGCTCAGGTCTAGCCCAAAATCCCCAATCATGTCTTAGCTCTTCCGCTTTCTTTGGGCCTAGCTCTTTAAGAATAGCAGCTACTTCCTCATCAGGAAGGTCTCTTAAGATGTTAGCCGTTATCTTCGCTTGGGGTTGCATCGGGAGATTTCTTTCCTAAGAGGGTAATTAGGGAGTCAATAGCTGATTCGTCTTCGTCGGGGTTCTCTGACTGTTCAACTTCATTCAATGTAGACGTAGGAGACCAACCACCTTTACTACGTAGGAATAGTTCTGCTGCCTTAAAGTCACCGTCAAGGGCTTGTTGTATAACGACAGAACCAACTTGACCTACAATATCAGCTTTAGTGTCAGCTATGTCTTGTCCATAGAGCTTATAGAAGGTAGCTGTAGAGCTAGGGGCATTCTGATACTTTTGTATAGACGCAAGTATATCTTTAACAGACACACCATTACGTATGCCCTCTTTAACCTTCTTGGCTATAACTTCACTATATGGGATTGCTTGGATGCTCATGTTCTTAACGACAGATAAATTGCTTTGTGGCTCTCATCCATCGGCAAAACCATACTCTGCTATACCAGTTGGAAAGTTACGTCTTGGTTGAATGAGAACGACAAAACAATTTAGGAGATTGTCTCTATACATAAGTATTAAACTTATGTCTGTTTTTTCTTTACTAGATAAAGAAGAAAAAACTATATATGCTGAAAACTATAGTTATATACTTAAGTATAGCTTTCTCACTATTATATAAGTGCTTTTTTTGTGGTTTGTAACACACAATTTTAAACTATTTTATAAGTCCTTGTTTTCTAACGAATCTTTTTTGTTGTTTTATAGGTGATTCTTAGGTGGGTAGCCGATGTTATGAACTTTTGTTACAACTTTGTTGCACTTTGTTATATGCGGCAGTTTGACACACCTGAACTAATTTTCTTATGTTATAGATGTAGGGGTATACCTCCCGCACCGAATCGATTCGTGTATTATACCAAGGGTCCCACCAAATGTCAACACCTAATTACATTTTGTAACAATTCGTGATCAATCTGTCGTTATGTGACAAAAATACAACACTTTGGTATAAAATTAGGGCTTGACAAACATTTTTGCTTGACACTCAAAGCGAATCGGCAGGTCTATACGAATCGTTTATTAAATGGTTATTTAAGATTCTAAACACTCGTTTAAGTTCAAACGACTAACAAGCAATTGAAATTGTTACAATATAACATATATCCAGACAGCCAATATAAGCGCCTTGTGATAGGGCAAAAGAAAAGGCGGGTGTTACCCCGCCCCATTGCTTTAACGCTGTTGTATGGCCTTAAATAACGCCGCATAGCACCAAAATACTTGCGACAGTATTAGTTTGACAACACTCGCAGAAACCACGAGTCGAGTCTGGTTCCAGTTCTGTCGTATAGTCACAATTCGGATTCATACAAATTGCTGGAACTATAGAGTCGAACATTGCCGACTCCATACAATCAAAAGAGTCACTATATCCGAACGACTCCGCTAACACTTGTACTTTATCCATTATACCGACTCCAGTTCTCTAATAGTGAATCCCGATTTATCATGCTTTGCTTTACCTTTAGCCTTTAGTCCTACAATGACATTTGCTTTGTCTAGAAACCTAGCATCCGATTCATCCCCATTAATTACCTTAAAACCAGCATAGGAGTCGGGCAATTCACCAGCAAAGACAGCAGCAACATTGCCACCAGCCTTTAATACTTTCATACAATCCAGCCAATTCGACTCTGATTTACTAAATGTAATATGATAATTGCTAGGCAATAAACCAGCACTAAACTGCAAAGCTTTCTTTGTTATCTTTGTATAGTCATAAGCTTGAATATTAGGGAAAGCATGAACTAAGCTTTTGACTGGTTTATAGTTTACAGTTAATGCGACAGTGTGAAAGGGATAGTCGCTTGTAGTATTAGGACGCCAAGCTGCAATCATATTAAGCTTACTTGCCCTAATTTCTAAAGCTTCTAATTCAAACGCTAATAGGGCAACATAAGCTTTGCGCATTGTCATAAAAGCTTTAGTTCTTTCCAGCCTTGCCCTAATCTTTGCTTCTAAATAAATCGGATTACCAGCAGTATGCAAACAAGCTTCTATACAGCCAGCAGAAGCTTGCGCACAAAGATTCCAATTGGTTTTATAATACTTTGCAGCTTCTTTTGCTGGTGACAAATTGTGCGGCGCAGATAAGACATTCACAAGCTTACTTTTGATAAGCTTTGGACTCGACTCTGGTTTTCCCAAAGCTGTCGAGAAATTAAAACCAGCAACTTTTAAATCACGTTTAGCAGCAGCTTTGCTTTTGTATCCGTTATAAATTGCCATGATTAAGACTCCTTTTTATTTGTTTGATACCAAATTAGGAAATTTTCGGCAAAAGTAAGTAAGCCGACTCCCACAATTCCATAAGGCGCATTGATATATGCATTACGATATACTTTCACTAAATCCGCTAAATGCTTTGCGTGATCGGTATGCAATTCGTCTAAATCCAATTCAGATATTGCAGCGCATAATTTTTGATAGTCATAAATCATTATAGTGACTCCCAAAAAATAATTGTCATAATACTAAATGCGGCAATTGTTGCGCATAGCATTGCAGCAATAGCTTCTGCAGTATCGAAAACAAAAGGCGCAAAGCATACGACAATAAGAGTAAAGCACCAAATAAGAAAAGCTGCAGCTTGTAGGATAAAATTTTTCATTATTAGACTCCAATATTGTAAGTTTTTGACATTGCCGCAATTGAAACATTTTTGCGGAATTTGTAATTGCTATAGGATTCAACCAAAGCAAAGACTGTAACAATGGCAAAAGGCCAGATTGTTAAAGCGATTAAAAGCAAAAGAGAAAGCATTGTTTCGACTCCGTTTTTTGTTTCTGGAATTACCTTGCAGCGATTCGTCGCAAGAGTCCAGCATTTATTCTGTCGTGACTCCGTATAATATATATACGCTAACAAGTGAATCTAATCATGTTGACTCTTATATCCGAATCATTGTAAGCTAATTGTGAGGCTTGGTTTCTATCCCAATAACCGTTTGTGTTGGTGGATTCCGTCTTATTAGTTTAATCAT